TCAGTCTCAGAGCGACACGGTCACCGCTGCTAATCGAGCAGTGGTTGCGACCGGCATCGTGTACGCGCAGAACTCCTTCGGCACGGACGAGTTTCCACTGCTCTCTCACGACATGGACAACCTGCCGCAACTGTGGACGAACGGGTTCCTCATCGCGGTCGACACTCTGTACCTCGGAGGCGAGGCGAGCACCGGCTGGGTAGCCGCCGACGACATGACCATCTCTATTGTGATGGAGTGCACTGTGGAGACCATGAGCACGGCCGCAGCGATGGCCCTAGCACTCTCCCAGCAGTGAGGCGGGGGCATGGCGCGACACTACACGGCAGAGGAAATCCTCGCCATCCTAATCGGTATCTCAACGGGCGGTCGCGGTGGCGGCGTGAACCCTGAGAATCCACTGCTCGGAATCCCCTCATTCGGTGATGCATTGGCCGAGGATAGGGCTCGTCGAGGAGGACGCCAAGCTTCACGACCAGGCTCTCGCGGATCCGGGCGACGATTCCCACTCCCATCCGGCAAGAAAAAGCGGAAGGTCTCGGCCTATCAGAAGGAGTTTGGCCGCCAATTGAAACGACTCAAGCGAGAGCACCCGCGCACCCCGGTGACACGGCTGATGAAGCGAGCCCATGCTGCAACACGGAAGGCTAGGAGGGGGAAGTGATGCCCCCTCGAACTCGCATCCTCACTCTGCGCGGAGTGCTCGACCCCATCAGCGATGAGATTCCTCTGCCGCCTCAGAAGATATTCGACTTCGAGAGCGCGGGGAGTCCCGACCGTGCATGGAAGGTTCTGCGGTTCGAGATTTGGCCTTCGGACTTCGGCGTTGGGCAGGCGTGGTCCTACCAGACTTTCCCATCCCACAAATTCACCTTGTACACCGACAGCGGCGGGAATCCTGCCGTGCTCAACGCGGATGAGAATCGCGCGATCGGCTGGGCCTTCACGACCTCGGAAGTAGGGAAGGACCAGACCTGCCTCTCGCCCATGTCCGACCGATGGATTCTCGACCCAGACCACCTCGTGACGGGTCGCCTATTCATCGGGCAAGAAGCCTGCACCTCCATCCACGACAACGACAAATATTCGACGTGGTCCTACCTCATCGAACTCGACGCCCGCAAGGTGTCGAGCGCCGAGTCCATCCTCCAAACTCTCAAGGGTCGCGGGCAGGATATCCTGAACTGATGTATCGCATCATCATCGGCAACGCGGACCCGCTTCGAGTCTCGAACAAGGACGACGTGATTGCGACCCTCCTTCTCGAACTCTCACAGTGGACGGAGTCGAGGGTCATGGTCGTCTATCCCGACGGCTACATCGAGCGCAGAGGCTGATTTCCCGATTCTCGGATATTTCCGGTATTCGATTTCGAGGTCGACCAGGGATCCGAAGCTGCGAAAGGCCCAAAGTGCTCAAACAGGCTGCATTCGCACTTCGTAGTTTCGAGCCACTTTCAAGGATTTCCGGAAAACATCCTTTTACCCCACCCTAGAGAGAACGCTTCTGAAGGTTTTTCGAGCCTGCGCGGGTCTCGAACTCGAACCCCCAACCTCGAACAATCCCTGCCGCGCAGCGGCCCCGGTGGCGATTACGGCAGCCTAGCCCATCCCGGCGGCTAGGGGTCCACACCGCCCCGGCCGTACAACGGGTCGTTGGTCTATGATTGTGACACGCAGATGCTCACGAATCCTAGAGACCGATTCCTTGATGCCTAGAGCGTTGCGTGAGCCCCTCTAATGTCACCGAAGGACATACGACCCCAGAACGATATGCAAGCCCTAGAACGCCGCCTAGAGACCCTCGAATTGACGCTTGGGGAACTCGTGGCGATCCACCGCCGGATTGAGAAGACAATCGAGGCGTCTATACTGATGAAACCACGACGCGGTTGAGTCTCGACTAGAAACGAAGGGGGGGGGGTCTAGCAAGACCCTCCTCCGCAGTAGGCCGTTTGCAGTGGAAGCCATTTCTCGAATAGGGTCTCCTCAGTGAGCGCGGGCACACCTAGTGCGGAATCGACACCACTATTAGCGACCGACCCAGAGACCCGTCCCGATGGCCAAGTCCGACTCCTTCTTCATCCGCCACAGCATACAGCCAGACAACTCAGGAACCTTCGTTCAGGACAGCATCGACCTCGGTGCCTATGTCGACGCGCTGGGCAAGTCGGTCCTTCGGATCCACAACATCGCGGTGACCATGAGCGACTCGTCGGGCAACGCTGCGCAAGTCACCGCCGCCAGCGACTCGGCCGCCATCCAATTCCAACTCACGACTCAGTCTCAGAGCGACACGGTCACCGCTGCTAATCGAGCAGTGGTTGCGACCGGCATCGTGTACGCGCAGAACTCCTTCGGCACGGACGAGTTTCCACTGCTCTCTCACG